GGAAATCATGCGAATTTCCACATACAAAACTTTTTACTTTTATCAAGCTAAACTCAGCCCCACAACAATGTCCAATAACGACGACTTCCGTAACGACGCCCTGTTTGGCCGTCGCTTGAATGCGATAGATGACCAAGAACTTTGGCGCATGCTGCCTACGTCAGCACGCTTTAGTGTCTATGAGTACCTCGTCGCAGCTAGTGACCGCAACAGCGCGGGTGAAGCGGTGATGTTCGGCCGATCATTGTGCGATGGCACAGGCAGGTTACCTGACGGAACGGACTGCACAGCGAGAGATGGCGCACGTGGCGCCAGTGATGCTCTGCAGATCGCCCGTCAAGTGCCGGGCTTGCGCGAGGTCATCACCCACCCACTGGTTAACACACGTGTGTTGACCGACCAGAACATCCAGGATCTATGGACTCCTGGCGCAGACATACAGACTGCAGATGCCGCTGTCTTAGAGCGTGTCGAAACGATGGAACATCAACTCCACCGTATCGGCCGCCACATGACACGCACTGAAGGCTCTGTCTACGCTAGAAGCCTCATAGTACGATGGATGCTTCTGTTCGAGCTCATGTACCATGTGCCAGTGACTGAAGCCTCCAGCTTCACTGAGTTTAGTAGCTGGATATCGGTGTACGAATGGTTGTACGTCGCCGCCCTCTCTCTGCTCACCCAGGCAGGTAGTCTCGCATGGTCAGGTTTACTGATCGTGGAGGCTATGCTCCGGGAACATGCTTTGAGACGCGTGGTTAACGTCACAACTCACGACTACGCCACCTGCCTCGCTTGGGCGCCTTATCAATACACTTGTTGGATTGAAAGGGTGCGCGAGATGGTTTGGTTGCAGCCCCACTACAAAGAGATCATTGCTAAAGGACTCCGAAGCAAATCTGACGATCTCGATGTTTTCTGGTGGGCGGCGATCATCCTGTGCCTCGGGGTAGGCGTCATCCTGACAGTCATCTCTGCCTGGACTATTCGAAGGGTCCGAGCTTGGAGAGTGGCCAGACAGCTCTCACATTACGTGAGCCCTGATTCAGAGCCACCAGCCAAGACCGATCCTGAGATAGCCCATAAACAGATCGTGACACTCATGCAAAATGGGGTCAGGAAGATGTGTCCAGTAGACATGTTTGAGATGTCTCAGAAGGGATCAGAGGTCTGTGAGTCGAGACATGTGCCCGGCCTGTTACAGTTGATCAAAATCAACAACGACCAAACCATTTGTATTGGTTTGGCGTTCCGTTATATTGATTACTTGGTAACCGTTGAGCACAATATCACGGCTCTAGAGAGCTCGCCTGGTGTGAACTATGTAGTCCCTTTCGTGGAGAAGAACGATCGTTGCGTGTTTGACGTCGACCGTCACATTGAGTTGACCAGCGACGTTATAGCTGCCGACATCGTGCCTACTTCTATGAAAGGGTTGCTAGATCTAGCCATAATCCCTTTGGGTAATAAATCTTTCAGCAAATTGGGAGTAGCGAGTATCCAAACCACTAGTGCTGTTTGGGGAACACCTATTGCCGTAGTCGGTTTAACGACTAATGGCAAGAATGTCCTCCACAGAGCTGTGGGGAGTATCTCAAAAACTCCTGATGAGCCTTTATATAAGGTTTATTACAATGCTTCCACAGCAAAAGGCTGGAGTGGAGCCCCTGTCCTGGTGAAGAGGAAAGTTGCGGCGATTCACGTCGGAACTAACGGCAAAACCAATTTTGGTCTAAATTTTGCCGTAGTTACCCACGTGCTGCGCAAGTTTACCGAAGCCGGGTTGGAGGCAAACTACTACTATGCCGATAGCTACTCCTCATCATCTCGGGATGAGGAGTTTTCGGAAAGCTTTCGAGACAGAGACGGCAATGAAGCCGACTATGACGATTTGGGAATGGAGGGTGAGATTGACTTAGGTTATCTCACTCGTTCAAGCCGAACCGGTAAAGTTGGTTTCTCATCCAGAGCCAACGTTGATAGTTGGATGAACTGGAAGTCGTCCAGCGGTAGGAATTGGGCAGACGATGATTACAACGACGAACCATCCCATATTGATATTGGGCGTGGTTTGGAGTCTAATAATCAGCCGATGCCTACTGGAGAATCACGCTTACAAGCAAAGATTCTTACCGCTGATCAAACAGTCGTAGCCATGAAACCGCCAAGTCCAAAGAGACCTGATCCTTTCAGCTACCTCGATGGTACTCTTGATAGGGTGTCTACCAGACAATGTCTGGCCTGCCCCTACTTCAAGGGTCTACCTGAGGAGCATGATAGGTACGTCGATATGGATGAGGCGGTTAGGCTAGGGTACGAGAAGGGCAAATTCGTTTGGCCCCCCGCGAGAAACTACGAGGAGGCAAAGGTGCGTTCTGTAAACGCTCTTTCTAACTACCTCAAGAAGTCGGTGCACTCGCGAAATACCGGTTGGGTTCCACCCGACAGTATTCGCGCGACTGCCATCAGCATCTGGAAGGACGTTATGAAACCAGCGCGATTTGTGACAGATTGCACCGGCGTCACCAAGGAGAAGATCCTCCTTCAACTGAGATCTAACCTTGTCTCGGGATCAAGATCCCCAGGCTTACCTTTCGTTCCGCAATTTCAGACTAATGCTGAAGTTATAGCCGAATATGGAGAGGAAGCACTGGCAGACTTAGTGGTCGAGAAATGGTTAGATGGGAGTTGGGAGAAGATCGCGTCCGTGAATTTCATCAAGCTGGAACCCACGAAAACCTCGAAGATTGCTGAAAATCTCGACCGCTGCATTCAGTCAGTGTCGCTGATAATTCAGCTTATCTTTAGGTGTTTCATGGGTGATATGCATGATGCGCTCAAGGCCGCGCAGGGGAAAATTCCTATCATGATGGGATGGTGTCCCACCAATCCTGGTCACGCAGACCTAGCAGTCAACAGGCTGGTAGGTACTGCCAAGAACAGAGATAAAGGTGAGATTCTGTGCTATGATGGTCAGGCGTTTGAGTACACGTCCCACATGGAATGGAACTACAAAGACGTTACGGCATGCATGTCGTCTTTGTTTGTGCCAGGTCGCAACACTGATGAGACCTGGCCGAAATTCCTAGCCGATTTCTTTCGGTTCATGGATAGTGTAGGCCGAACTGGGATCCACTGTGCTGATGGGACTTTAATCAGCAAAGCTGTCGCTTGGATTTTGTCTAGTGGTAGATACGACACGTACGTACGTAATTCTTCCACTGGCATGTACAACGACATCGTTGCGAAGTTATTGGCCGGTTTGTCAGTAGACCAGATCAAGAGGGCTTTGTTGCGCGCCATTTTTGGAGGCGACGACAATTGCCAGTATCTAAGTGGCGACTATGACGTGAAGAAATTCCTGGCACAGTTTCCGTTGATGGGTTTTCCTGTCCATGATGTTAGCATCACAAAACCTATGCAGGGTTTTGAGTTCTTCTCATGGAAGTTTACCTTTGACGGGCATCTGATGCCAGTGTTTATTCCAACACGTTTTACGAAACACTTGGAGAACTTCCTTGCTTGCAAGCACGAGTTCCGTGGTGACGCACTGCGGTGTCTCATGATGATCTGGGTTCACGATGAGGAGAAGTTCAACTTCTTTCGTGACATTTTCCTTAAAGGAAACGCGGCTGAACCCGAAACCTATCGTCTCGATCTGGTAGTAGACAGGTTAGAATTCCTGAACTACGTTCGAGGCATTGAGTGCGGGAGCAACGCGATCCTTACTGAGGATGCGCGAGAAGAGTTGGGTCTCTGCGAATCGTCGTAGATCCTGCCCACCTATATGTTGCATATTGTATATTGCGTCAATGCATTTATGTAAGAGCTATCGGAGCGGCTCTAGCGTGATAAAGCTTCATGAAGAAAAATCAACACAAAAACGATAAGACGAGCACGGCTCTGGTAGTTTACCAGAAGTCTGCCGCAAAACAAAAACAAAATAATAGCAGAAAGAAGAAGAAGAATCGCTCGCCTAATCTTGGCGGCGGTAATTACAAATCTGCACTACTCGAACCTTTTGCAGTCACTGCACAAGGGGCGCGTGTGCCAGATATGTATAGCGTGCCGACAACGACTAGACATATCACTAAATCTTTCACGGTGAATGCAAATGCATCGGGAGAGTTTGACGTGATTGTGCTACCATCGGCTTATCACCATGCCATATCACCGCGAGGTAATTTGGCTAGTGGTGCGACGTGGTCCTTGTTGGATAACACTACTGTAGCCTCTGGGCTGCAGTATACTAGCCCGGCTGTGCTAGGCGGTCAGTTGACGAACTACCGCATAGTTGGCTATGGAGTTAGAGTGTTCTCCACTTCTTCGATGACGGGAACTCAGGGTAGAGTGCTAATTGGCACTACGCCCGTTAGTAGTTGGATTAATGACAAGACCGCCTTTGTAGGTGGTCAGAGCACTAACGCCACAAATACTAACGGAACTAGAGCCAACACTCTAAACGCATGGGGCATACCGCAAACCAGCGGAGTTGTTGATATCCCGTCTTTGCCTTCTTTGCCTAACAACCTAGAAACTTCGGCTGTTAGATTGGCTGAAAGACCCTTGTACGTTATCCCAAAGATAACGTCACCTGAGGCTTTCGCTTTCAAGCAGTCGAATGATAGTGCTATTGGTTTCAATATCACGGATCAGACTTCTACTACATTCGTCACATCCGGCGACGCATCTTACATGCGTTTAGCCGGGCATGAGCTTGTGGTTCTAGCTGGCACCGGATTTGCGGCCAGTGCTACTGGCTGCCTGGAGATTGAAGTTGTCTATCACCTGGAGGGTAATCCGTTCCAGTCGACGACCAGTTTCGGTATCATTGGATCCGATTCGGCCGCGACTGACGTAAACCCTACCAAGTGGATGAGCATCATTCAACAGGTGGCTAGAGCGCCAGGTTTCAGAGACATGGTCGAGATAGGAGGAAATTCCTTCTTTCCCGGCCTTGGCACGATTGCTACAAAATTGTTTTAATAAAAAGTTGCGTTGTAGCGCAACATGCATGTCATGTTTTGGCCCCGTTTTCACAAAACGAGGCACCGTGGTCCCC